TGGCAATAATCGACTTTTCCCCAAATACGAACAATCCGGCCAATATGCGTAAAGCAGCCAATAATGTCTTACCATTTTGTCTCGAAACACAGATCATTACGGTACGCCTGACCCACAACCCATCTTTCGTGGTTAGAAAATCATCGGCGGCGTATTTTTGCCATGGAAGCAATGGATAGCCCACTTTTTCGCAAAACTCTGAGAATTCGCCGCCCCTACTAGGTCCCGTCAATTTTGGTGTCATGATGCGTGGCTTTACATGCCCCATAAGCGGTTTTTTCTTTGCCCCAGTCTTGCGCTTGGGTGCGTTGTCTATGACTAACTCCACGATGGCCCTGACTGGCCCTCAAAGGGCCCTGCAAGGCTTGGACTGACCGTTTTTGTGTGTAAAAGGTCGGGAGAGACAGGGGGGGCAGAAATGCGCCCTAAAAAAAGGCCTACTGACTTCCTACCCTTGCGTTGGTTGCACGCGGCACAACTTGTAGTCAAATTCTCCATTTCATCCCCGCCACCATCAACCTTGGAAACAATGTGGTCACAATGCGTGGCACCTGGCGCACCGCAATAAGTACAGGTGTGCTGATCACGCCTAAGCACTCTGAGCCGTTGTTTCTTGAACTCACTTGTATTGTTGTTGTGTCTTAATGCCATCCGTATTTTCTCCAATGCTCTAAGGCCAGGGCAATCGATCCATAGCGATTATACGCATAATCAATACACCAACGCACTTGTTGCTTGTAATTGGCGTGCCTCATGTACTCACTGCGCCCTTGGCACAATCCCCAGTGCGAACCATTATGCGCTCTGATATTCCAATTGCTCTCTTTAGTCCAAAGCACCAAAGCAGCTGAAAACTCTAATGGTGTAAGCCTTTGACCGGAATACTGTTGTATTGTTTTAATATCTACTGCACTTGCTCCAGGGCTGCTAAGCAATAGACATAGCCCTGCCAATAGATGCACAACACACCGCCGGGCTATCCCTTTCGGGCCCTGCCGTGCGCTATGCATCGTATAGGTCGTGTCAACTAACAGCGTAAATCTTGGGCGTTTCCCACAGGTTTGGGTCGCCTGTGGATAACTCCTGTGGATAACTCTGTAACAACTCTAAGGCACGATAAGCCTGTTGTGGTACCACACCATTGCCTAATATCTTCAACATTTGTGCGCGTGGCAAATCCACATCTGTGACCCATCCACTAGGCAATCCCATCATGTATTCAACGAATTTGACATTTAATCGACCTTGGTCCAATGGAGACGGTATTTCTTGATTGTAGATAGCCTGGACCAACTGACTAGCGATAGATTGTGATTTCCCTTGATTCCCTTTCGCTCTGACTTGGTCGCTGACCAATGCGAATCGCTTGCCGTAGGTGTTGGAATATTCATCAATATTGTTGCCGCAATGTTGGGGCTTTTTCGCCTGAATTCCGCTGGACTTGGTTCCTGCGCATCGTGTGCGATTGGGGTAGGCAAGGATAAATAGTCTTTCTCTACGATGGGGCGCTCCAACATCCGAAGCGCGTATAAGTGTCCATCTTGCGTCATACCCGATACTGGCAAGGTCACTAAGGACTTCTCTAAACCCAAGTCCAAAGTGTCCTCTGACATTCTCCAGGATAACAAATTGTGGTCGTAATATCCCAATAATTTCTTTGATATAAGGCCATAAATGGCGTTCATCAGCTGCTCCTTTTCTAGATCCTGCATGACTAAATGGTTGACATGGATAGCCCGCTGTTAAAATGTCAATTGGCTCAACCTGTGTCCATTCAGTTGTTTTTAAGTTGCCATGGTTAGGTACATTAAAATGGGCATCAATCACCTTGCTTGCGTGCTTATCAAACTCACATGTCCATACAGTTGTGGCATCAAAATAGGCTTCCACTGCCATATCTAGGCCGCCATAACCCGTGCACAATGAGCCAATCCTCATCTATCGAACCAAAGGCTGAATATGCGCCCAATCACTAGCCCCAACAGGAGGCCCATCCATACGCTATCCATTGGCGTGCTCCAATAGGCATACGCCCATAATCCCACACTTGGTGCATTGTAAGACTTTGACATGCTCTGGCAAATTATCAGTAATAATGCGCTCTATCTGCTCTGTTACTTTTTTACATTTGCGGCATTCATAACGGATTGTGATAGTCATTTGCATTCCCAACAGGCCCACCGCCTATCAACCCTTGGGTCATAACGCCATCGACCCGTGGCCAACTCCCTACGCTCACCACACATTGAACAGATTTCACTAGGTATTACAGCTGCCCATCCCATTACTTCACACTGGCAATCTTTGGTACCCAAGTGCCCTCAGCGTTGAGCACGAACCAATTAGCGGCACATTGCTCGCCACTGTTTCTATCCTTACGGCATCCCATTCCATAATATGCCTTGCCATTCTTCTCACCCGACACTTCCATGCGCTCGCCGTGGGTGCAGTTGTAGGCATCGAAGGGCGCACTCTCGGGTTCACTCAATGGCGCAGCCCATGGGTCATACACATCCTGTTGCTCAGGCTTTTTTATGGCCGTCACTGTTGCTTTTGGCGCATCTTGTCGCGCTTTGACCTCCTGGAGGCTTGCAATCTTTTTGCTTGGTATGCCCATAGCAATAGCGCAACGACCCCACGCACTTGTCTCAGCATTCATCAACTCACTTCCCTTGGTGTAAGGGGTGCGCCCTGGGATTTCCTCCCACGCACATGCAATGGCCGGGCATGAATCAAATGGATCACGATAGAGAGCAGCTGTGTAGGCGATGTAGGTGATGCCTGCAACCTCAACTATCTTAAAGGGCTCTAGTGGATTTGCCGGCCTAAACACCGCCTCGGGGAACATTTCTTTTACGCGCTTAATGCGCTCTGCCACATCGACATAATCATCCATGTTAAAACTCATAACATCATCCCTTCATCTAGGGCAATCCACACGATGCAGTTGTTGCCCTTGGCATTTGGCCGGGTTCGACCACTATCGAAGACAAGGCCCTGCTTTACCAATGAGCCTCGGGATGGCCTAACACTATTGCCATGGATGCGTGTGACTGTTTCAATCTCTTGATCGGTTGCCCCATCTAATCCACGGCTTTCAATATATGAATAGATGGCACGGTTGATTGAGCCAATATGGGGTTCAACTGCAAGCAATGCCTGTAATGATGTGCGCTGATAGGTCATCATTGACTGGCCACCTCACGGCGGCCAACTCCCTTGCCTAAGTCAAAGCCGGCTTGGAACCCTTTATCAAGTCCTGCTTCACGGCCCATCAAATAACCTGCATACATGATAATGCTGCAAATTGTTGTGACAATTGTAAAGATAGCCCAATCAGGAAAGGCGCTCATTTGCCTGCCTGCCCTTCAAGTTTCCAATACGCCTGAATAGTCTTGTCCATGTCAAATCTAAATTGGCCACCAATAGGCTTCATGGCTTTAATTTTGCCATCGCGTACCATGCGGCGCAAGGTGCCTGATGAGATTTCTAGCATCGCTGCCATTTGAGTTGTGCCAAGGTAGGTCGGCTCCATTAGTCGCTCCATGTGGCGGCGTAATCTGTGAGAATTGCAATGTCACCCGTAGCACCATCAAAAAGAGCCTGGTAAGGCTCAGCAATTGATTTAAGATATGCAGCTGCTAGTAAGTAGTCAGAATAATTCTCACACCAAAATGCAAATTCCCAACCATAGTCAACCTCAGTTTGTGGGATAACCGTTTCAAAACGGCCGTCTTTTTCTTTCCAATCCGTGCCAGCCCAACGCATTTGCATCGATGTAAGGTGGTCAAAATCCGGCGCTGTAATGTCCAATGTAATTTTCATGTGAGGCCCTTTCCTAAGTACCACCATTTGGTGATATGTATAGGATAGACGATATAGACACAATAGACAAGATAGACGGGCTTGGGCGTGTCTAACGCTCCAGCAGGATGGTGTAAATGTGATCTAGGCGTGCCTCTAGCCTGTTGACCTGCTCTTTTAGGCTCCTGCCGTTGGCCTCTGGCCCTATTTCGGCCATGATTGAGCGCACGATAAACCTAACGGCAGCGTAAAGCCCAGACAAGATGGCCATGACACCTACGGCCACAGCCACCCATGCCTGGACTCCCATCTTACTTCTTACCTAATCCAAATTGCTGCTCATTAGGCTGTAATGCCTTTAAGACTGGCCCAACGAGCCCGGCTAAAAACGCATTAGCCAACACTTTTGGATCAGAAATACCAGACATATAGAGAGCTGCTACGCAAGCAATTGCTGCGCGTAAATACGACAAGGCCGCCGCTTTGAGTTGTGATTTCATAGTTGTACTCCTTGTATTTTTTTAATTAATGCCGCCACCTTGACTGCATCAATGCTAATTTCAAAATGCATCTCATCCTTGCGCGATTTGTAATCGCCTCCCCAAGTCAAGCCATATTTGTGTGCAAGTGCTCTCAGCATTGGCACCTTGCCCGGCTCAAATGTTCCCACCTGGCCCAAAATGTGGCGGCTAGCATTAAGATCTATGGCCGTGCCGCTTGCGTGGTTGCTCAATTTATTAGTTGTGCCCCTGACCATCCTGTAACAAAATCCCCAATCGTCATTTGCCCCGACATCTAACGGCTCAATGAGCAAATGATACTCAGCTGCAAACCCGATTAAGAGAGGTGCAACCTTTTCGGCACACCGCAGTTTAATTGCCGTACCTGGCACAAGATAAGATTTTATGCCTATCTCAGCCTGATTCTTTGATGCAGGCCAGCCGTTATAGGAGTGGATTGTGGGCGGCATTAGCACAACTCCATCTGCAAGTTGCTTCATCTAGCACCGCTTCATCGTGGCACTTAGGTGCAATAAAAGCATCGCGTACTGAATCGTATGTATAGCCAATACCTGCGTAATTAAATCTTATGCGATTGTTGTAACTTGTTTGTATCCAAGTGCCCCCAAGATTATCTATAAGCCAGTCATAGCCCTCATTAGGCATAGCGTTATCGCCAACTACTACGCGGATTACAATGTTGTCGGCATTTATTTCTGCAAAGTGACTCACGCGGCATACCTCACAATTACAAGGCCGCTGCCACCCGTGTTGCCTGAGTGCGCGGCAGTATTACCACCTGTGCCCCCTGCACCACCGCCAGTATTAACAGTCCCGCTAGCACCTTGCGCAGTTGCGTTACCACCTGCGCCGCCGCCGCCTGCACCAGCTGCACCACCTGATCCGCCGTAAGCACCGCCACCGCCACCGCCTGCGTAATAACCACTTGCCCCGGTAGATGTTGCACTAGCGAAATCTGAATAAGTATTTACTCCAGCACCACCAGCAAAGCCTGCATCACCTGATGTCGATGCAGTACCAGCAGCGCCTGCGCCGCCACCGCCTGCGCCGCCGTTTGTTATATCAGCATTACCACCAGCGTTACCTTGTCCACTTGTTCCAGTACCACCAGTACCACCACGCACTGCGCCGCCGCCTGAGCCACCTGCTCGCCCATTGTGTACAGGCAAGCTTGCGCTGCCAGCACCCGCACCTGATCCACCGCCGCCTACTGCCGTTGTAAATCCTGCAAGTATTGAATCAGATCCATCAACACCGCGCGTAGCATTGGAGCCACTAGATGTACCACCAGCGCCGCCTGCGCCAATAGTTACGGCTTTAGCAGTTGATATCGTTTGCGCACTTGCATAAAATAAACCACCTGCACCACCGCCACCTGAACCTTTGTCAGAAGTATCTGATGCACCTGATCCACCACCACCTGCAATTACTAAAATGTCGCAGCTTAAAGAAATTAGTGGTGTAAAAGTGCCACTTGCTGTAAAAGTGTGATACCAATAACCACCGCTACTAACAATAGTGCCACCTGTAGCTTTTGGTATATTAACACTCATACTACTGGCCATAATTCCAAGCATCGGAGCCATTACGCTAAATCTCCAAACACAATCCAGGAGTTAGCAGCTAGTTTTTTACAGGTAGCACCGCTGTTAGCTACACGCAATTTAGGCGTAGCACTTGTACCACCTGTACTAATCACAGTCGTAGTGCCTGGCGTACTTGCCCCTATAGTCGGCTGTCCTGCCCCTGTTATCCAAAATACATTTATTTCTGTACCTACTGCAAAATTAAAAGTAGCATCTGTTGGGATGTTAAATTGTTGCGTTGCAGCATTATTCATTGAGAAGATATTGCCTTGATCCCCTGATGCAAAGGTATATGAGGCAGTTTTAGCGCTGTAGGTACTCGCGTAAATTGCGTTCATCTGTGCGGCAGTTAAAACCTGCCCTGTTGTGAAGGTCTGGAATGTCATCTATTTGCTCGCTTTCATATCAGTAGGATAGTACATCGTTGGTTGTGTCAAGCAGTCCATAGAGCGCGTTGTCTAGAATAAATCCATCAATTATCGGTTCAAGCGTCTGCATAACCACCCGCCATTGGTTCGGGGTGATTGTCATGGCCTTGCCAAAGACTTGCAGAGTTTTGGTCAAGGTTGTTGCCCCGGGCTGAGCCGTGCTTATGGTTATCGGATCAAAGAAATCTAGGTCAAGGGCAGCGATAATGCCTGCGTTGTAGTCGTTGGTGTATAGGTCTAACTCAATGGCATCACATCGCACGGTGGTTTCAGAATTAGATGCCACAAATGCCTGAGCATAATTGAGCGCCGTAGCCGTATCTTGCATTAGCAAGTTTTGTTGATTGTAAGAATGCAAAAAATACTTGTCAACACTTGCCGAATCTGTGGCTGTTTGCGTAGCCAGCCCAGTAGCCGTAATTTGAGCCGAATTAAAAATAAGCAAATCATTGAGCACCCACACAGCATTAAAATAATCGATGCCAAGGCCATCATCGCTAAAAACTACGGGTGTGCCAGCAATACTTGATGCAGTCAATGCCCTATCTTGAAACACAAAACTGCCAGTGGCATCCACATAGAAAGCGCCAAATTCGGTAATTTCACAGGTTTGGCAGGCGGCTAGGCTTGTCCGTGCCGTGCCTGGATCGGCTTGGACCGTAGTGAGACCAGCATCTATATCCCTCATGGAATTTGGCCAACCAATTTGGTCAAGAATATTATTCACGCGCGCCCCAGATAATTGTCCGGCGCTTGTGCCTGCCACTGTTGCAATCTGCGCATTTTGTGCCAAGCGAAACGCATCGACAGCCGTAATTGTAGTAAGTGCCACTTCAGATGTGCTTGCGTTAGGTATGGATGTGGAATAACTTGTAATAAATCCAGAAAATACAGGATAGGTAACGGCTCCGTATGTGGCCGTAATTTGTACCTTGCGCATGGGTGTCAACAATGTGTAATAAGGCCCAGCAGTATTTTGAGGATTAAAGTCACCATTTTGATCTACAATTACCAATGTCAGTGTGCCAGTTTGGAATTGATTGCTTTGTACATTGCGGCCTCGTTTAGTAATAACACTATTGACCACATTAGAAACATCGACAATAACAGCAGCTGCATCTGCTAATACATTTGTGTCAAGAATTCCAGTGTCCAAAATCATCGATTGTGCAAAACTTGGTCCCGTTGAAAAATTTATGAAAGCGTTTATTGTAGGTATAGTCATGTTTTATTCGTTAGCCCTAGCAAGTGATCCGCCATAATATAAGTTGTTTCCAGCGCGACCATTTTCTATAACGGCATCTTGCACAACTGTTGCAATCACGGTCGGGTCGACAATCACTTTAATTGTTGGTTTAGAATTGGTAGTCGCTGTGGCAGCGTCTTTTAATGCTTTAATAGCATCGGCCAATTGTTGTGCAAGTAGGGCATTAGCAGCATCCATAGCACTTGATGTGAAACCTGGTGCACCTTGGAATGGACCGCCTCCAGTGCTTGTCGAGCCGCCACCGTTGGTTGTTGGAAAGGGCGTAAAACCTGTTGCACCTTGGAAAGGACCTGTGGTTGACAACGCTGCTGCATAACCTCGCAAGCCTGATGAAACTAAAGCCAAATCTCCATTTAATACAGTCGATTTCAATATTGTGCCATCAAGGGCCAAAGTAAATTTACCTAGATTTGCAATGGCTAAGGCTTCAGCAATGGCTTTATCTGCCATGACTTTGGCCAAATTCTCAGATGCAGTTTTAACTCCTGCGGCATTCTCATCTAGAATTGCTAGCATTGCCTGCAAGCGTGCCTTAGTCTCATCATCGGTTGCTTTGGCTAGGGCTGCAAGGATGCCAATGCGCTCTAGGTCAAACTTCTTTTTTAATTCATCAAGGGCCGCTTGATCCTTTTTGAGTTGCAACTCCTCTTTGGTCGCTTTGTTTTTGGCCGTCAATGCATCTGTTTCTAGTTTTCTTTGAGCCAACAATTTTGCATTGGCTGCAATTGCTTTATTACGATCGCCTGGACTTTGTTGGCCGTAACCTGTTTTGATTGGACTTCTACCAATTTCACGATATTTATCGACCATCCCACCTTTACCAAAGGCAAGGGCACCACTGGGCAAATTTAGAGGATTGCTAATAATTCTTTCCAAATAACTACCCACTACTGGCATTTTTTGTAATTCTTTGATCAACTTACTTGTGGAGACAATAGCCTCCGATAATCCTATTGATAACGCTTCAATTGCTTTGGTTACTGAACCTATCCCACCTTCGCCGCCAAGTAATGTCAAAGAATTGAGCAAACCCTTACCAATAATCTCTTTGGCATTTTCTGATGCAACGGTCAATTTATCTATTTGCCCTGAATAACCTGCCGCAGCTGTAAGTGCCGATCCCTTGTATTTGGCAGTCAATTCAGCCGTAATTTTGTTCATGTCGCCGGTGGCCAATGTAGCCTTTGACACGGCCCCACCCATTTTGCCTAATGATGTTGTGTTGCCTTGAAATCCTTTGGCTAATGCTTTAGTTGCAGTTTCAAGGCTAATAACTCCATTAGCAGAAATATCTAGTGCCAACGCCAATGCGCCTTGGGATTTTTGCACATCACCTGTAGCAGTCAAAAGAGTTTGCAATGCAGGCCTTAGAGCATCATCTAGGACTCCTGTGGCGTTTTGTAACTTGGCGATAAAATCCTCGACATTTGTTGCGGCGTATCCAGCCCCTAGATTCTCAAGAGTATTGGTCAACAATCGTGCGGCTTTATCATCAGCTGCAAATGCTTTGACTGATGCCTTGCCAAATGCCAATACTTTTTGTGCAGCAAATAGACCCAAAAATGTCTTGCCTAATGCTTTAATTTGTTTGTCGAAGCCTTTAATATCTTTCTTGGCTTTGTTTAATCCCTTTGGGTCATATCTTGTGGTGGCCGTAACTAATAAATTTGGCATTATGCGGCCAAACCATATCCTGTTTGATTGCCAGCCCCGCCAACAGCATTGAAGGTATTGACTGCCTTATCGATGGCCTTAGCCACTGCCAAAGTCGCCTTGCCTTGATCCTGCTCCCATGCCTTGAATATCAATCGGCCGCGTAATGGGCCTTTTCCGTACAATGAGCCCATTGCTCCAATGAATAATTGCCCTGCTTGTGGGTTATTGGATTTACCTTGTTTGCCAGGCTGTACTCTGCCGGCTGTTTCATAAATGGCACCCGCCGGTGAATTATTGCGCACATAATATTGGGAACGGTAGCCCTGTTTGTTTTGTACGCTTTTACCTTGGCGATAGACAATCCCAGCCGTAACCTCAGCCGTGTCAAACAATGGAAACTTGCGCACGCGGCCCCCTGTGTTAAACACCGCTTGGCTCTGTACCTTGCCACGCTTTTCCCACCCTGACAGGTAAGTGGGAAATCCAATTGGCACATCTGAGCGTGCCTTATCGCGAATGCCAAGCATGACGGTTTTAATATCTTTGTTCATTTGCTTGGTCAAGTCTTTATCAAATTTGCGCATGGCCTTCAAAGTGGACTCAACGCCTGTGATGTCTAGTGGCAATTGCTCGCTCCTTTGCTCGGTCGTTAAACACTTGCAATACTGCTCGGAACATCCTCTCATCCATCGCAAGGATTTCATCTGGGCTGAGATGCATTTCCACCGCTAGTGAGGCCACTAGATAGGTGAGGCTGTCCCGGTCTATTTTTTTACAGGTTCATCATCCATAACTTCAACGGCAATCAAAGTGTCTAGCCATTCATCTCCAAATGGAGGAATGACCTCAACGCGCTGAAGGCAATTGTGGGCAAGCCAGTAAATATCAGTCTGGGATTCAGAATCTCTAAATCTCTTATGAATGCCTGAGCCTGCATACTTTTCGAAGGCTACTTCAACCACGGGGGTGATTTGCACAATCACATCCCCAGAGGCCCTGGTGATTTTCAAGCGTGCCATTTTTTACTCCTTAGAATACAACGGTTGGTGAGACTGTAACGATTGAATTGACTGTAAAGGACAAACTAGACGCGGCTTCATCGGCTACGCCACCATTGCCAACTGGGGTCAGGTTGTTGACAAAAATTGAAAATTGGTATGTCGGATTTGTAGCACTGACTATTGTGCCCTTGACCGTGATCATAGATACAGCAAGTGTTTGTGCAAATGCGGCATTTAATGTAGTCATAACTTGACTAGCTGCCCAGTCATTAAAAAAGTCGATGGTCAAAACAGCCGCTTGGAGGCCAGCCGCCACACGATGAGAAAGATCGCCCATTGTCGTGACCTCAATTTCATCTACGGTTTGCGTTAAAGTAATTGCGCTCACATACGATGAAATATCAATTGATGGGACGGTTGGCGCGGCTGCTGTTGCAAGTTTCACGCCAACATTATTGTTCAAGTAAATTGCCATTTAGTTTTCCTCTTTTTCTGTTGTCGTTGGCTTAGCAGCCTCTTTTGGATCTTTGATTTGGCCAACTTTGATAAGCCAAGCCAAATTCTCTGCGTTCGTATCGCTCATGTTTATCTCCTTATGACCAAGTTGTTAGGACTGTGATTGAGAAATCGGATGTGAGCATGGGCCCACTTGGAGCATCCAACAAGGATGGAGCACTTGCCCCGGTGATGTTGAATACTAATGCTGATGATGCTAGTTTATTAAACACGGCCACAATGGTGGATTCGATTCCATTTAAGTTGCCTTGGTTGTCTAGATAGGGCACCGTCATAATAATTTTGAAGTTGGCCATGCAAGAAATGGATGCTTGGGAGTTATTGCTTGGCACAAGGTATGGATCACTTGGCGCAACTATCACTGAGTTGGCAAGAATTACTGACGGCGGAAATGAGAAGGTACTCCACACACCGGCATTGGCTAGGGCCGTTGCTATCGTTGTTCGCAGTGTTGTAAGTGCTACTGGCATCGCTCACCCGACCATTGCGCTTGGATTTAGGTACGGCGCAAGCAATCCCCTAATCGATGCCATCAATGTGTTTGACATTCTAAAAGGGCTTGGCGCAAAACCATCAATGCCCATGCCGCCATTTTGGGTGGCTTGACGGGATTGCCAAATGTTCGTGGCTAGCATGAGGCTAGCCGACCTAATAGCAGCTGTTGCCGCATAGGAAGTTTGTTTATCATCTGGGCCTGCCATATTTCCATAAGGTTGCACTAAATGCATAGGCTCATCTGTCCCATTGCTTGCATATTGGATGTATTGGTATCCCAAAGGATAGTTGTATCTGCTAGGCAGAAAAATAGTGGTATTCGTAATTGCATAGGGGCCAGTGCCAGTAATTGTTTTGGTGCCATTGTAATTTGCACTTGAGTTAGTGACCGTAACGGATTGACCTGTCACAAATTGGCCTGGACTAGCAATCACAACGGTTGCAACATTTGATGCGCGACCCGTGGCCACAACAGGTGCATTATTGAACCAAAGAAATGAATTGATGAGGTCTTGTGCAGTTTGGCAACATTCTTCAACTGTTGGGTCACTGTACAGGGTGCCAATTCCAAGTGAGTCTCTTAATTCTTGCATTGTCGTGTAAGTAGCAGCCATCATCATCCTTTCTTTGATAAGGCTTGCAGGGCCAGGGCCTCCTAACCCTGCAAGCGGCTTAGGGTTTTATCAGGTGAGGTTAAAGCGTTGTAGGCCGCCTGAGACTAATGTTTTAGTCGCAAAATAACCATAAAGTAAAACGCTAATTTCTCCCGTTGCTACAACATTTACGGAAAGCGTTAATTTAGGAGATTCATAAATTGCAATTGCTGACTTAGCAACAATGAATGCAGAATCATCAATAGTTGTTGCAACCATGTATGGATCAACATATAGGTCTAACCCTAATATATTTCCACGGATGCTAGTTGGCATTGACATACCTGCACTATTTTGAGGCTGAGCCGCCGCATAAATTGGGCGCTGTGAACCATCTTGTGCATTGATAAGCAATGACCACTGTGAAGTACCTGCAATATATGCAGATGCTAATTCACCAGTTGCGGCAAATACTGCTGGAGCAGCTGCGCCAACAAAGTTCTGCACACCAGTTGCACTTGCTGCCACTGTTGTTGCACAAGCCGTACCACCGCTAACAATTTCAGCAATAACCGCGGCATCGGATGCTTTAGCGTATGCTCTTAAACAGTTCTCATACATCGCTGCATAAAAACTTGGGTCGGATCGATCTAAAAGCTCGGTTGACATAATTTGAGTGCCGGCCAGTTTTACAACTGTAGCGTTCACATAGGAGCTGACAATCTGAGTAGCAGCAGTTGATGCACCCTCTGCAACAGTTCCAATAGTCGCATTAGTTGTGATTTTTGGATGTGCAATTGTCATGCCCGATGCTGATAACGCGCGTGCACCACCAAGTGCATCAATTGTTGGGCGCACCATAAGTGATGTGTCGATAACTGTTGGTGAAAATATTGTCGGAGAAAATGCTGGATTAGTGGTAAAACTATCGTTAGCAGCTTCTATCTTTCGTGCTTGTCCATCTGCTGCACGAATATAGTCACGGGATACATCGTTGCCCATGTTGGCTTTAACCATGTGCTCTAAGTATTGTGCCTGTGTCTTAATTGGTGAGCGTACTTCTCCTACCATGTAACCTGCTGAAATAACTGGGCGCGAGGCTTCCACAACGGGTGCCTCTGCCTCAGTTTCTGGGGCTGTGTCGTCTGGGGCTGTCGTCATGACTGCCTCTCTTTCTGTTGTTGGGTTGGGTGTTACTTGCTCCGCTTCGCTTGTGCTAGCGGCAACACTGGTGACTATCGCATTTTCAAATGCCGGAGATTCGACTAAACTGACCTCAACGAGCCTTGCGCTAGTCACTAGGAGGTAATCGTCTTTGGGTAGTGATGAGATAACCTCAACACCCACGGAAAGCCCAGAGACTAAATCCTCCGCGGCAAGGGTCAAATAATCTGTACCCTTACTGCTACTGGAAATTTTGAAGGACCCGTAAATGAAATTGCCTTGACTGCTAAATGATTGAGCACGCCCGATTGGGTCATTGGCGTTGTGTTGTGCTAATAATTTTATGCGGCTAGCCGATGGAATTTGAATCGATCCTTGCTCAAAAACAACAGCGCCGGCCGATGTTTGGCCTTGCGCCCCATATTCCATAATTGTGCCAGTAATCATGCGCCTCTCAGTATCGGCCGCCTGGATGGGTGTACTAAAGGTCAATTTCATGATTCATCTCCATTCGGTGATAAGTCCTCCATCGCTTTGGCTTGATCCAAAGTAATGAGATTAAGGGTCAGCATCTTTTCAATAACTGCTAGGCGTGCAGTCGCATCGGCGCGCAAAAATGTCTCATCGGATTGGAAGCGCACAAAATTATTTGCATTTGTGATGTCATCCATACTGAGTCGATCCTCCACGGCACATACATAAGGAGCCAAGGTATACGCGTAAAATTCTTTCCGGGCATCCAACACATTTTGGTATGTCATACTTTTATTGGCATCTGCGCTCGCCATGTATGCGGGGACATTCATCAATCTACAAATTTCGGTACTCAAATCTTGTTTTGCCTCTGAGTACATCATGTCCTTGGGTGAAAATGATGTTGTCTGATATTCTAAAGTTGAAGTAAGAAATGCAGTCCCACGCGAATTTCTAGCGGCCTTCCATGCTGCAAGGATTCCTTGTACTTGTGCTTCGGGCAAATCGGCACCGGCATTCCGAATATATCCACTTGGGATTGGTGTCTGCGCACTTATTGCAGCTGCTTTTTCTAAATCTAATGCTGCCCTTATTGTGCGGCCGCCGGTTGCAAGAATTCCAGGTTGAAGTGACTGGAAAGTAATTAAACTGCCCAAACCTGACATCGGGCGCACTTCATTGTCCACTGTGTAATATTCAACTTCGGTATTGCGTGCATTTAATTTTGGTGTTACGCGCTCATTAGATACCCATGCAAATCGTGCAGGCCTTCCATCATCAGAATATGTAGCGGTCACTTCCCAGTATGCAATTTGAAAAAAAAGCAACGATTGGATTGTGTAAGCAATTGTGACACTACGCGGTTGACGAATATCGGGTTGATCTAACCAAACAGGTGAACTTAATTCCTCACCGGTGCGCTTGTTGTAAAGTGATAGCGGAATTCCTGCAATTGTTCCGCAAATCAATTGCCGGCATTTTGAAACTGTTGGCACCTGTAAAGCACTGCTTAAATCAATCGATGTGTAATCGAATCCCGTTGCGTAATCGCCCCAGGCTCCTACACCATAAGCGGCATTCATTACTGCCGGGGCATATTGGTTTTTTAATGTGTCGGGTTCATCCTTGACAAGCCGCAATGCAGACAATATACCCATGGTGGCATAATAGCCCTATATCACCCAATACGGACATACAGGACAATTGGTATTTGTCGGCGTGTCTAGCCTGCGATAACCATTGGACTTGAAACGGGTTCCTGCATTTTATGGACAATCATGGCCAAAGAAATCGGCCCGGAAACATCGCCGGCCGATGCCCTTCTGACGATACGCCACGATGCATCGTTAGTTTTGGCAGCGCAAGCGTTCATTTGATTTGTCAATTCAATCTGCCCCGCGTGCACCAACCTTTTTGCCACAATGCTATCGAGCAAATCCCCTGATGCCTGGTAGAAAGCGGTCCCCGATACATCAATCATTCGTTGCCCTGATGCCGTCAATCTTGCGGCAATTGATGCCGTAGCGTAATGATCAAAGCAAATCATAGCCGGGCGATACTTGTCTGCCCATTCTTTGATTTTAGCTGCTATCGCTAACTCATCTACGGCATTGTCCGATTTCCATGAATCAAGCATTCCAACACCTAAGCGACCATCTGGCAATATCTGACCGGCAATGAGGGTTGCCGTGCGCCTAGATTGTGCAACATCAAAGCCAAAGTAAGTTTGAGGCCCTGGAGCCATCGCAAGTGTAATATCGCTACACGCCTCCCACGCGCCCTGTGGCCAGGGTGAACTTAATGACGAAATCCATTGCGTTAAACTTTCGGTCCTAAATGTCTCGGGTGTATCGGTGCTCAGCGCTTCGGCGAGCGTTTCCTCTGTGATTAGGTGGCCTAATGACGGATTGGCCATTGCCCATCCATTGCGGTCATCAATTTTGGCGTGTTGTGGTGCACTCCATTCATACCAGCCCAAAGTTTTAGCCGGATACGACATTGCCCTATCGCGCAGGTCATTGAGCACCGTGGAGAATGCATCCCCGGCATTTGAACACAACATAGTCTGAGAATTAGGCCGGGCACGGGTTGTTGGCTTAGCTGCTCTCCATGCCTCCTCCCCAATCTCACGCACTTCATCGATAAACAATAAATCGGCCGATTTTCCGCGCGCGCCATCGGATGTGGCCGCAACGATTTCATATCGCGCCCCATTCTTTAATTCCACGCATTCAGTACCCGATCCAAACCTGCCTACCTTGCCAATGTTGAGTTTGACCTGATTGCGCAAGAATTCATTGGCCTCAATTATTTGAACAACCAACCTAAATGTCGTCAAGGCCATTCCACGGTTAGATGACATGGCAATAATCGACTTTTCCCCAAATACGAACAATCCGGCCAATATGCGTAAAGCAGCCAATAATGTCTTACCATTTTGTCTCGAAACACAGATCATTACGGTACGCCTGACCCACAACCCATCTTT